TCATTCTTAGCATCAGTGGTAAAGAATAATTTTATACCTTGTAACCGAGCCGCGCCTGTTTGTGTGTCCGCAGATATATCTCTCATAATTTGAAAATAAGTGAACGTGTCCGCCGCCGCACTTGCAATAGTAACTGCACCGCTAACTGCTGAAACATCTAAATCATTGGATGTCCCACTATGTGATTTTGCTGTTGCAACTACATTTGTACCAAAAGCAGTGTTGTTGCTTACATTATCTGCTATTGAAACTCCAGATAACCCCCATGCTACCGTACCAGTATTTGTACCCGTTACAGTAAAAAACGCTTGAAAAGTAACTGTACCTTCGTTCCAAGATTTAGGGAAGATTACAGAGAATTGTGCAAAGTCATCCGCATCCGCCGCAAAATCTAATACATTTAATTCAGGTCCATTACTCAACTCTACTTGTGTTAAATCAGAACACCCATTTGTTGTATTTGGATACATGGCTCCAGCGGGCACATATATTGTTTCTAACCCCGCAACTTTAACCGCTGCTGTTGCATTTGTAAGAGTACCACTAATATCCGCAGTACCGTTTATATCAATCGCTGTAGCCGTAAGATCAATCTCGTCTGTAGCACCTATAGATAAAACAGTAGCACTAGAACCTTGAACAAATTGACTTGCATCATTGAAACATAGCTTATTAGTACTATTAAGCGTTAGTCCTGTGCCATCGGTGTGTGTTAAAGTAGTATCTGTATCTGCGCCAAAACCAAGAACAGCAGAGTCTGATTTAAGAGTTACATCATCACTAAAATCTGCATCTCCTTGGTTCGTAAGAAGACCTTGGTTTGTAAGTGTAGCAGTTGTAAGAAGACCCGCGTTTGTAAGAATCGCAGTTTTTGTTGTCCCTGCTAAATTAAGGTCTGTTAAAAGATCATAAACCACTGCACCAGATCCTGCCCCGTCAGTTGCAATAATTTTAGTTTCACCCGCTAGGATAGCAACATTAGCACCACTTCCTTGAGTAAAAGTTAACGTAGCCGCTGTAGCGTTCTCCATAATCCAAACTTTAGAAGATGTGTTTGGTAAAATGGTTACTGTACACGCTTGCCCACCACCAGTAAGTTTAAGAGCCATAGCTCGATCTGCGTCCGACGCACCATCGGCTATTGTAATATTATCTGTTGAGGCGTTAGCAATCGCTCTTGTACCCCAACCCAGTGCCTGACCTATTAATTCTAAATTAAGGTTTGTTGTGGTACCCCATGTACCCGACTGATCCCCCGTCGCCATCTCATTAAGTCTAAGGTTATTTACAAAGGTACTAGCCATTTTATATGTTCCTTATGCCGCTATTTTTTTCCAGTCGGGTGTTTGTGATACTGTTATAGCATTCCAACGGGGTGTTTGGGAAGGGACAATTCTTTCCCAAACGTTTTCTTCACCAACTGCGCCTGTTCCTACAACACCTGTAGGAAATACACCAATAGAAATAACTGGTGTTTGGACCGTTCCAACAGATCCAGTACCCGCAACCCCCGTAGTTTGAAATAAAGCGCTTCCCGATACACTTACACTTCCAACAGATCCAGTACCAATAACCCCATTTTCAAAAACAGGTATAGGTTGGCCCCAAGCTCCTTGACCCCAACTACCGCGTCCCCAACCTGTTATAAGAGCCATGAGTTACCCCGTTAAGCTATGCGAATGATTGCACTTGAAGCATCCGCAGCAGGAAACTGAATTGTAAATGTCCCCGAAGAAGATGTTTTATTACCTCCAAAATCAAGAACAGCTACTGCTTTATTTCCGTTAGTGTCGTTATAAATTAAAGCTCCTCTTGCCGTAATTGTGGCTGTTGTAAAACTTAAATCAGCAAAGTCTGTAAGACCCGTTGTTCCTGAATTAGTAGGAGTTACTTTTGTAAGAGTCCCACCCGCCGTAGCATATGAGCCGCTACTCGCTACTTCGCCTGTTGTAACATACACTGTTGATGCCGCACCTAAAGTAGCCGTTGTGCTAGATTTACCACCGCTGCCAATAGCATAAAGAGCTAGTTTAAAAACGTTTCCGCCAGTTGCAAAATTGTGCGTAGCAGTCAAAATTTCTTTTTTGAATGTTGTACACATTGCTTGTGTAATTGCCATATCAAATTCTCCTTATAGCATTAGCCAGATCTGGATGACCGGCTTCTTTTAATTTATGACATATAGTAGCACGTTCTTCCCGTCTAGCCAACTCTAGATGATAATGCACTACAATTCTTACATTCTCTGCAAAAGCTTCCGCCTGTTGTCTAATTGGTTCTGGCGCATTTTCTGACACAGAAACTATCTTATCAACCGCCATTTTTGATATTTGATCGATACTTAATCCGCCATTGTCTGATGTCATAACATTAGCAAAACCTGTTTGACTAAACATTTTTATATTCTCTCCCATTTATTTGTTGGTGATCGTGCCTTCCAAAAATCACAGGGTTTTGATCCAAGGGCTCGGGCGGTTCTACCTTAGATTGCCTAGTTATCAACAACCCTCCACCCTCATGGGATTGCACTAAAGGGTCGTCTAATCTGTGATATCCATAAAGTTTTTCGTTCTCAGGAACATTTGTATCTAAAAGTCCTGAACTATGTGCTACTTCAATTTTTACGCCTCTTGTAGTAGCAATTGCACACCAAAATTCAGTGCAAGCTCTTCCCGCTTCTGCCATGCTAACATTCTTGTACGTATAGTCTATTCCGTATAAACAAAGCTCTTTTACGCCGTAGTATATCGCATACGCAATTGCATAAGGAACCGTATTGTTAAAGTAACAAATGTTTAAATCTTTAATTACGGCTTCTAATGGATAAAGTTCTAAATGTTTTACTCGATCATCCATCTCACACGTAATAATGGGGTTAGTGTTTTTTTCTAAGAACTCTCGTGCTATTCCTGTCTGAGATCCCGCGTCTTCTGAATCCAAGAACCGTGATACGGGGTCCATCATTATAGTTTTATCAACATGAATAATACCACCCACGCAGTTAATTCCCCAGACCTCATCAAAATGTTCAGATCGTACTCTAGCCGCTATATAGTCGGAATAACTCCCACCTAAACCAACAATAGCTAGTTTCATGTTCGTGGCCTTGTCGGAAGTCCTTGCCTATATGCGTCTGAGTTTTCTCTAGCCTCTCCGTAATCTTTTAATCTTTCTAAAGACTGCATATATCTATCTTGATACATCTTCATTACGTCGGGCTCGCCTTTCATGTAAATATAAGCTTCTATTAAACTTCCATATAACATGGCATTTGGTGCATTTGTACTCAACCATGTTGTTCCGCTGTTACCCGCTGAAACCAAACTACTTGGTCGATAAAAATAATGCAATTCCATAGTATAATCATCATCGGGAGTGGGCGCTAAAATAAAATTATCTATGTCAAAAAAAGCATAATATTTAGGCGTTCCAGTAGTAGCCGAGTTTGGATTGTACGATTGTATAAAATTAACGTCTTTTTCTTCTAAAAATTCTTTTGAAGAAGACTTTAAAACAGATAAACTAAAAGAAGCTAAATAATCAAGTGGAGCTTGCAAATATTGATTGCCACTAGCGGCGGTACCCGTAACATTCTTACGGAAATATTGCAAATCAATTGAGTTTAAAATTGTTTGTTCGGCTGTTTCAATAAAATTCGGTATATTAGCTACAAAAGTTGTTTCCGTATTGTCGGTATAATTTTGTATTGCAGTCGTTAATTCTGAATATGTAAAGCTCATGTTGTTACCACCGTTACACTACCCACGGAACCCGTAGAAACCAAAGGGTTAGGGGTTAAACCAAAGTTAAAACGTTGCCCAACGGGATCAAAACCGTAATTAATAATTCTTTCTTGTGTTACGTTTTGAGGGGGTCGAGGATTTTGTAAAGCTTGCGGATCAGATACAGTGCGAAAAGGACCTAATTGAGGTTGTTTTGTTTCAAACTCATCTTTTCCAACAAACAATCCATTCCACTCTTTACGCATATCTTTGTAATCGTACCTAAATCCAGAACGATCTGATATTGCATAAGCATTTTTTCCACTTGCATATTTACTCATTATTACCCTCCAAAATTATAAATTCTTGGAACAACCGTAAACGAGGCTCTATCTCTATCTTCTGTTGCGGCTCTTTCAAACTCTTCTTCATATAAAGATTTTAACATTTGAATCCTATCGGGAGCTCTTTTTAAAGAAATATAGTAAGCTAGTCCTGCGGCTAAACAAGGGTAAAATCTAAACGGTAAATCTAATGTATTAGTATATATATCAGCGTCATCCATTCGAGTAAGTCGATTAAATTTAATAATATCAGTGCTGTTGTCTGGGGCAGGCCATACTTTTAAAACAGGAGTAATTTGCCGATCTAAAAAATATTGCGTAATACGTCCCGTACTGGTTTTAGTGGGTATATTAATAAAAGCTTCTCTACTAACTCTATCTATACTTAAATCAGTGCTGTCTCTTGTTATTACTGCGGACAATAAGTCTATAGTACTGGCTGTATCAGACAAATCTACGGCCTGAGACAATGTACTAGCAGTTCCGCTAGTTCCCCCAGTAATAGTCTCCCCCGATACAAAAAGTCCTACGGGTACTGTTATGGAAAGAGTGTTGGATTCTAAATCCCCAACAGAAGAGGTAGGTAAATTAGTTATTTTTGCCGTTGCGCCACTCGTTCCTCCGGTTACGGTTTCTCCAACAGAAAAACCTGCGTGAGAGGCAACTACCATAATAAGAGTTCCTGCCGGATATTCCGTAATCCCCGAAGCGGTAACAATAGAAGTTTCAGTAAAGGTCCACTGGTTAAGACCACGGTTTGCCCATTCTGCCAACATTAGATTCAAAGATCTTTTTGCAGATTTTAGGTCATATCCCGTGCGGACCTGTATTCCGCACCGCTCAAAAGCTTCTTCAACGTAATCTGCAACGTCTAACTCAAAGTTTTTAGATCCAGATACTGCCATGTTTACCCCAACAATCTAGCCGCAAAAGGGACCACTAAAACTAAAACAGCAATTCCCCATACTTTGGCATCTAACAATTTAAGCGTGTTTTTTTGATCGCTTAATTTTTCTTCAATGTTTTTATATCTAAGCAAACATTCCGCTTCATGTTTTTCTAGTTCTTTTAAAACTTCTATTGCTTTCATAACATTACCACGCTTTACAAGACCAATACCGTGCCGAAAACTTGTCTTTAGCCGTATCACATTTGTGGCGAGCTCTAAAACTTTTTCGGTTAGCCGGTTGATCTTTTTTTATTGACATTTTTGGATCACCAAACCTAACTAATTTTATTTGCGAACCTTTTTTAGCCAAAACAGCACTTTTTTTATTTTTATTAGGCGTTCGTTTTGGTTTATTATAACCCGCAAAAGACTCCCCACGATAAACGACTTTTCCCGAAGGAGTTCGTTTTACGTTTTGAGTAGTAGCCATATTCTTCTCCTATGCGCGATAAAACATCATCAAATCCATAGTTGCTACAATAAACGTTACATAACAACCCGCTGTAAACAATACCCCTTCGTCTGGGATAAAAGGATCATCCGTGGTGCTATCTGTTCCAATTGATCTAAATTGAATTAATTCAGTACCCGTAGCACCTGTATTTCTAATGTTAGCTTTTCCGGCTGTGCCACCAGAAACAAAAGAAAAACCTTTTAAGCGGCATCTTCCCGCAAAAATTACACCTAAAGCATTATTATTAATACCTGCCGACACGTTTCCTGCCGGGTTGCCAACGGCTGTTATACTGGTAATAGTTTTAAAATAACCTGAACTTGTTGCTGTTCCAGCATTAGCCCCTGTAACAGACTCAGTTAAGGCACTGCCATTTACATCCGTACCAACTACAGTAAATGATTTTGAAGAATCATTTCCTGCTGATAAAATTGTTACCTGTCTTCCAGAAGCGTTTGTAACACTTCCACCAGAAGCTAAAGCACCGCCAATTGTTAGAGCCGCGTTATTACCAACGGAAGTCGCAGTTGAAATACCGTCTGCGTCGAGGGCTACCTCATCGCTGATGATGACTGGGGTTATATCAGATCCTGCCATTTTAATCTCCTTTAAAAGATAGGCGGGGCGTTAACCCCGCCAAATTAAACATTAGGTTGCAAAAACAAACGTACCTGTAGTACCCGCTCCAAGATGTTGGAAATTATACGCGACATTCCACAGACCTGCTGTTGTGCAAGTAAAATAGATGTAAGAACCAATGCTGAACAAGTTTGTTGTTGCGTTTGCAGGAGTGAACTTTAACAAAGTCTCCCCAGCAGTAGACGCATCAAACGTAACTGCACTGCTAGTACGGCTTTCTATAATACTGCCTGTTTCATAAGCGTCACTGCCTGCACAATCAAAACTTAAAAAAGCAGTCCCACCAGTAGTGTCTACAGACTGAGCATGTACAACAACAGTACCTGCCGTAGCGGCAGGAAGAGTAGTAACTTGTTGCGCTCCCCCAGTAAATGGATTTAT